TGAAATGTCCGCTTGCAGGAATGGCTCCACAGAGCTGTTTCAGCAATCTGCACAACCTATGAAAATTTAGTTAGGCACATGTACAAACATGCCTAAAATCGACAATTATTGCTTGCATGTTACTGCTTTGTAAGCTATAATAATATCATAGGAACAAAAAAACAAGTCGGTAAGATTTTACCGACCGGACATCAAAGAAAGAGGTACATATGATGAAAGCGTTAATCAGGGTTTACGACAAGAGCAAGTACGAAAACGACAGCAAGATAATCAGCGAAGAGGAACGAGAAGTTGAAAGCGTACATGTATGGAGTATTCCTAAAGAAGCCATGGCAATCGAATATGGAGCCTATGAAGAAGATCTCGACGAGGACGACATGTACTGCCAGATATTCAACGCTGGGTATGATAACGCACTCAGGACATACGGTGCAAAGCCCAGCGAGTTCGTTTCAACATTCGCAAACAGCAGAGTTGATGTTTTCATTCTTCATAACGATTAAAAGTTCCCCTGACGAGTCGCTGAAAATTGCGACGAAACGCCGTGAGGCGTCGGGAATACGACCCGGAAGGAGTTGACTATGGCGAAAGGAAAAGAGGAGTTTGAAGTATTTGAGATCAAAGCTACCAAATGCCTAAGGTGCGGTAGGCTTCTCACTTCAGACTTTGGGCTAAAGCACGGCATGGGACCATGCTGTAAGGACAGGTTCGACGAAGAAAATGCGCCGCCTGATCCGAACCAGATGACCATGTTTGAAGAAGAACATACATCAATGGACAGCAAAGAATAATCAGGAGGAATACACATGTTCAGTAATCGCACACCCGGAGGCAGAAACAATGTTGCCGGAGTAAAGGTAGCACAGCTCCGCAAGACGCTGAGAATATCACAGCGTGAACTTGCAGACAGACTGACCGTAATTGGTCTGGACATTGACAAGAACGCTGTACAGCGCATGGAATCAGGACAGCGCTTTATCACTGACATTGAGCTTGAATATCTCGCAAAGGTGTTTAACACGACAACTGAGGAGCTTTTGAGGGGGTACAGTAATGTCTGAGGACAAGCCGATAACATTTGTTGACACATTCACATTTGTTCTTGAAGTCGTGAAAGCGACAGACGGAAAGCCATGGGGCAAACCTGTGGAGTTCACCTGCCCGTTCTGCAATGGCAAGGCGAAAGCAGTAAGATCCATCGAGAATGGCAACATCAGGGCTTCATGCGCTGAGTGCAAAATGAAGGTGATAGAATGAATATGCTAAAGGCAATCATCAGCACAGCGTTCATCGCAGGAATCGTCGGTATGTTTCTGACAATCGCAGCCCTTGAAAGCGGAAACCTTGACGGTATTACATACTGGGTACTGGTATTCAGCTGCGCGTTTCTAAGCGGCGGTTCAATACTTGCAGCCAAGATAGCGTATGACTACGAAGAAAAGAACGAATGTGAAAACGACGAGCCAAAGGACAGGCTCTGAGATCTGACTGGAGGATCAATAAAGTGGACATTAACCAGGAAGAAAGAACGCCGGAAGAAGATGAAGAATTTGCTCTTGCATGTAAGATAAGAGCAGACGATGTTGTCAACCGGCTTACAGGCGGAAAAGCCAAAAAGATATTACAGGAGAATGGCAAAGAAGCCATGGAGATCAGGCGTGCGGCAGCTTTCCAGGCTCAGCACATGTACTTTCACCCTGAGTCATTCAATGACGACTGTGACCCTGTGTCCTCATTCGTCATCACCATTCTCAGGAATGCCGGAGTATTAAAGTTATTCTGACAGAAACAAAGGAGGACATCAATGATAAAGATTGAAAACGCGGAGGTTTTCGGCTGGGAAGCCGCTATCCGTGGCATGCGTAATCCGCTGAATTCGTGGAGTAAGTCGGACAGCGGGTATGGCTGCCAAGAAGAGGACGATGAAGGGAAAACCATAACCTACCATTGCAAACGGTGCAATGACCCGTGTCGCATGAAAGCCGACTTTCTTATCGGCGCCGATGACCTTGAACTTATGATGAAGCTATGCAAGGCAGGCAGAGACCACCGCAAGTTCATGCGCATGATAAACGTTACCTGCGATATCACGGCGCCCATGTACTGGTGGAAGGAGTTCGACACTTACAAGGTCGGCACGGTGCGGAACAGCTGTTCTACAATGCACACCATTGCTGAAAAGGAGTTTACTCTTGATGATTTCAGCAGGGAGCACTTGTTCACCGGAGATTATCAGACCTATGGGATATATGACAATGACGATCAGCAGACAGTCTATTTGCATGCTTCAGCGCTTGAAGTTCTCAATACTATCATTCAGGCACTGAACGCATACCGCAAAGCGTACCTTGGCAGCCAGAAAGACAATAAGCATTTGTGGTGGCAGATGATCCAGCTCCTTCCGTCAAGCTACAACCAGCGGGCAACCGTTCAGCTTAATTATGAAGTGCTCGCTAATATGTACCACAGCCGCAAGAACCACAAGCTGGACGAATGGTGCGAATTCTGCAAGTGGGTGGAAACGCTGCCGTATTCCGAACTGATCACAGGTAACAAGTCAGGACGTGAAAGGGTGAACTTAAATGATTGAAGATCAGGACAAAATCGAGCAGGAATGGTGCGTAAAGCAGTTTGCGACGCACAAGGCAAAGCTGATACAGGACACAGACCGCTACTTTATTGCCGACTGGCGCAGAGCTGACGGTAGTGGCGACTACTACATCAACTTCATTCTCGACAAGAAGCGCGGCAGTCTGATTATCAGCGGCGATGTCGGCGACTGCATAGCCACATGGTACAATGCGCTGACTCTGGAAAATCTCAATTCACACATACGCCACGATGTCGAGTACTTCATCAGCAAGTTCCAGGCGTCGTCTGATAAGTACGTCTATGATGATGACGATGTGCTGGCAGAAATAAAGCAGCACTTCAAAGAATACGAGATTGAAGTCTATTCAGGCATTGGTTATGATAGCGAAGAAGAATTCTGGGATTTGGTTGACGAGGAGGTTGCCGATAGTTGCGACGGCGATTATTATCGCCCGACAGAGCGCCTGGTTGAACTGATCGCGGACTATGATCGCGATTACTGGGAATGGCTCCTATACTGTGGAAAACGCATTAACAGGCGCGTGTATCTGTGGATCTACAGCTTTGATCAGGTTCTCAGGCAGCTCGGATATGTCGGAGGTGGCAAAAATGGATCATTACATTAAGCGTGAGGACACAGAGAAAGCAATAGCGACTATCCGCAAGGTATACCACGACGCCAAGAACTTCAACGCTGTATCAGCTATCGACTGCGTAGCCGGAGAGATCCGGGACGAAGTCAGCGACATTCCCGTGTTTCCTATCGACTGTCATCAGATCGTTGACGCAGAAGGCATTCTGCTTGACGACAGCGTTTACTCCATAACAGCAATTTATTACCCAGATGGCGGCGAGCCTTATGTGAAGGAGTGTCACGATTTTCAGCGCCTTGCGGATATCCCGGTTATCGAACATGGATTTGTAAAGTTGATAGTTGAAAGACCGCTGGAAGGTGAAGTGTTTTATTACTGTGTCGATGAAGGCGGCTGGCAACGGCGCGGGATTACCTGCGGATATGCTTGACGGAGGTGAAAGAAATGCGTGAGATACTTTTCAGAGGGAAGCGGATAGACAACGGCGAGTGGAAATATGGTAGCTACGTTGAACAGTATGGCTCAACACAGATATACCTGGAAGCCCATCAGAAGCCGCAAAGGTTTTCGGGGTGGAATACGGAGGTGACACAGATGTCTGAAATCAAGCTGAAGTCCTGCCCGTTCTGCGGGGGCGAGGCGGAAATACAGTACGGCGCTTGCGATTACAACGTGTATCAGGCTGTATGCAAGGAACAAAATTGCCATGCTATGAGCGGCTGGTCTGATACACCGGAAGAAGCCGCAGAAGCGTGGAACAAAAGAGCGGCAGGAGATTATGCGCCGGTGGTGCATGGGCGATGGCTACCGAGCGTTGATAATGACAAAATGCGGTGTAGCAAATGTGATACCATTTGCTTAATTGCTGTTTATCCATCATGGGCAAACGCAAATTACTGCCCGTCCTGCGGCGCTAAGATGGACGGCAAGGGACGGCAGAACAATGAATAACGTAGATGTAGTGTTCGTTCGAAAGGACGAAGAAGCACCAGAAGAAATTGTGAAGCAGCTTCCGAACTGCCCTGTATGCGGAGCAAAGGCGTATCTTCACGGCGACACGGTTGACGGCTTTTGGTTTGGCTGGTCTATAGGCTGTCCGAGATATTGCCTTAATGACGGAATACACGGGCATGACCTGAACACTCCGCGAGAAGAATATCTCGCGGGATACGGATTCTCGACAAAAGAAGAAGCGGTTGAATGGTGGAACAGGAGGACTAGCAAATGAAAGTAACTCTTAAACGCTGCCGGTGCGGATTGGGAATTGCACCAATAGTTGACCAGAACAATGACGGAGAATGGGTGATACGCTGCTTCGACATCATCGGCTGCGGAAGAACCGTGTGGGGCAGCACCGTAGAAGAAGCAGTGAGCGCGTGGAACGAAGGAGCCAAAACCGATGATGAAACATGACATAGACAGCGCTCCGGCTCAGAGTTACTGGGGCATTGGACAAGCTGGAAGATCTTCTTCCAGAGAAGGAAAGGCAAAATGAATGAGAAGCAAAGAAACGCTAAAACAGCTACAGGCTCTCCCTCTTGATATGAAAATTAAGATAACCAAGCAGCGGATCCGTGAATGCGTAAGAGCAAACGGAATTTCAGGAGTATACATATCCTTTTCCGGAGGAAAAGATAGCACTGTTCTTTTACACATCTCCCGGGAGATTTACCCGGAAATAAAAGCGGTGTTTATAGACACTGGTCTTGAATTTCCAGAGATACGACAATTTGCGAGATCCTTCACAGACGTAAAATTTATCTATCCAAAGAAACGGTTTGATGTTGTATAATAAAACTTGACACCCCACGCTCAAAATAATATACTAAAATCAGGAGGGCGAAGGACATGTCAGAAGCAAAGAAATACGACAGGAGCTACAAGGAGCAGTCAGTAAAGC